TTTCACCTGGGTGCGCCAAAACTTTTAGAGCTGCACCTTGAGGGTCATACTGTAAATCAAACTGCCACAATGTATTAGGGCTTTGATTAAAAGAACCATAAGCCAACCAAACATTTGTAGGAGTAGTTGCTAAACTTGCTGGTGTAAAAGTAACAACTGTGTTTGTAGTGTATGTAGCAGTTGCCACAGTGTACACTTGCGAACCTGGTGTTTGGTCAAATATAACTTGAGTGCCTGGTGTGTAAACTGTTGTTTGGTTTCCAGTTACAGTAAAGGAACCTGCAGTATGGGCGGTAACTGCTTGCGCGCCATAGCCATTTGTAATGTTTGCTATATACGGACCAGAACCAACACCTAAGTTAGTACTGGAAGTAAACACGTCTAATGTGTTTTGTGTGCCAACAAACATGTAGTTAACGCCGTCATACGGGTTAGTAATCATGCCCCTTGGGATACCATTGGGTTCGCGGAACATTTGACGATAGCCACCCATCTTTTTAGGCACGCCGCGTTGGAAACGACACCACGTGCCGTCACTAAACTCTCGTGCCTCAAAGGTAGTACCGTCTCGTTTAATGCCCGCTGTAACACCTAGGGTATAAATTAGACTGTCTTTTGAATCAGCCATTAGAATGTTCCACCGCCAATAAGTGCTGCGTTAAATGTTGCTGGAGTTGACACTTGTAAATCGCTTAGATTTGTGGCATCAACAACAAACATCTCTGTTGCATTGGCAGAAAGACCTAAAATATGGCTGGTCTTTAAATACATACCAGTTGTTAAATCAGAGTTAAAAGAGAACGATGGTGCTGATGCTGAACCGTTACTTGCAAAATAATAACCGGTTGATGATTGTGTTAGAATATATAAGTTAGTGCCGTCTGTCAAAACAACAGCGGTTACACCAGCGGCAAACACAACTGGAGGCTGTGAGCTACCAGACACTTGGAAAGTAATGTTGTAAGCGCTAGTACTTGTATTATTTGACAACACATAAATTTGTGTAATAGCTGGTAATGTGACAGCTAAAGTTGTTGTTCTTGTGCCAGCCAATGCTACATATGTTTGAATAATTGGGGCGTTACCAACTAAATTTAATGTGTTACCAACAATACTATCCACATCGTATGTTGCCGATGAGAATGATGCGTTTGTTGGTTGTAGGTATCCAACAGTATAATACGCACCGCCGCTGTGGTCAAAAACAATAATGCCTGAATCACCAGGATTAAGTGTCAATGTGGGGCTGTCGTTAATTGTAGATGGAGACTGTGGGACAACGTTTAATGTGCCGCTACCACCATTACGAACCATGATATACCAGCCAGCTGAAATAGAGGTAACCGCAGGCAATGGTAATGTATCTTGACCACCAGTCCAAACATAAGTAAGCGCACGACTTGCATCATTTAGTGTTGGAATAGCAGAGGCTGTAATAACAGTGTTTGACGTAGCTAATTTACCAGCGATTGAAGCTAATCCATTGCCAGCTAATGCTGCAGCGTCTGCAGAAGAAGTTCCCGTGCCATAAGTAAAATTAGCCCAAACACCTTCTTCTGTTGAGTTATCTGTTAAATAGAAATAGCGAGCCTCGCCAGCCGCAATCATTGAAGATTGTGTGTCACCAAAACTATTTACTTCAAAACTATGTGAGCCAATATTTCGGAACAGTACATCCGTACCGACTGAACCTTGAGAGCCAGGTGGAAGATTAATAATCCAGCCATCTGCACTTGGTGTCACATCAATAATACGAGATAGAGGCACATAACCAGAATTAGGTGGCACATAAGATGGCCACGCTAATTGAGTGTCAGCAGTTAAATCTAACGCTTGATAGCTGACATCGGTTGGTTGAACTATGTCACCAGTAAAGGGGGATGTGTATGTATTTGTTGTCATGATTGTGGTTCCATTACTGATGAATTTCTGTCAACAATTCTTGCCTTATTCTCGCCCTTAATAGCGGCAATAGCATCATTGTAATATTGTTTCCATACTGGCAATTTATCAAGAGCCTTCAAGTAGCCTTGTGCTTGTAACAAAGTACCATACAAAAGTGCTTGAGGAATTTCTCTTGTTAATAAGTTTTCTTGATTTGCTGCACTTAACGGTTGAACTAAACCATAGTAAGTCAACTCAATAGTAGTATCCGCAGTTGGCGCCGGGGCCAACATAAAGTTATCATAATCGTATTCAGCATAATACAAAACTGTTCCAGAAGAACCTTCTGCTGTGTATTGTGCCAAATAGTCTTGTGAACGTTTTAGAATAGGCTGACCATTTGCTTTTAATGATACTGTCTTTTTCCAAAGCGCTGGCTTTTGTAAAACATATTGACCGGCGTTAATAGTTACTTCTACAACAGTTAGCTGTTGTAATGTTTTAATTTCTGCCGCTAATGACTGCTCTGCCAAGTAAATTAAAGACGGAATTTGTGCTACAAACTGAGCATCTGTACGCTCCATGTAGTTAATTACATCGGCTACAAGGCTGTCATAGGTCATCACTGGTACTGTAGTTGGCATGATTACCTTGTGTAATAAGAGATGTTAGGTTGGAAATAAATTGGTGCATTGTCTTCTTCACCATTACCAGCATCAACTAATGCAGACGCAGCTTGACCTTCAAGATATTGAATTCTTGCAAATTCTACGTTAGGTAACTGTAATGACAACTTGTGAGACAACATTGATTGAATTGCGTTTAACCAACGATTTGGAACATACAATTCATTTGTCAATGTACCAACGTCTTGTAATTGACGTTCAATAACAATTTGGAAGCACTGGAAATTGTCTTGTGGAATAGGCCACAAGTACATACTTTGTTCTACACCCTTATTGTACCAGTACTGCAATGAACGTTGTGACTGGAATTGCTTATTAGGCAACGCATAGTATGTGTCGCGGTTCAATGGAGCCAAAGGAATGTCTTGTTGGACATATGATGGCTGAATAGCACGCAGTGACACAGTTGTAGCAACAGTCTCACGCAAACGGTAGTACAAGAAACCAGGGGTTAAATTTAATTGGAAGTAATACCACTCTTTATCAGCCAAAGTTACTTCTTTAACTGTTTGGGCTTGCGTCCATGTTGTACCATCATTACTTGTCTCTAGTACAAAATTATATGTTGCAGAACCACCAGGAGCATAAGCATTAAAACCAATTTGAGTAATAATTTGTGATTGCTGATAGCCCCAACCAAAATAGTTTTCAAGTGCCGTAGTTGTAGCATGTAAACTCAAATTTGTGTTGTTAAACAAATTGTAAGCATCTGGGTTGTCAACTGGCAGAGCCTCAGATACAGAAGGAGTCTGTAAGTAACGCCAGTTAGCCTCCAAAATCTTTACTGTGCCAGGTGGCAACGGTAATATTGTTTGGGCTTGCTGGGCACCTAAAAGAATAGGCTCAATCGCCCACAAGTCAATGCCCTTGTTGGACATAGACTGTAGAATGTAAAACAACGCCTGCTTTGCGGCGTTGATATACTCAGGAGTTTGCTCTTCAGCAGCTTTACCTGCCTCACGAAACGCATACTCTATTAACTGAGCTACATTTATTTTAGTTTGATTTACTGTGCCAGAATAGGCCATTATTATCTTCCTCGGCCTGCTGCTTTCTTAGGCACTTTTTTAGGTAAATTTTTAGACGCTGGGCCTGCTTTTACAAACTCTTTGCCAACCTTTTTAGGGATGCCAAGTGTTGATTTGCCGGCAGCTGCAGCATACATTGCCGCTTGTTGTGCTTTTGATTTGATAGGCATTACTTTACCTTCTTTCCAGATTTATAACCAACCCTCGGCATTGGTGCGTGGCCTGGTTGATATTTTCTACCTTGAGCTGCAACTCCCATAGGGCCTGATGCTTGACCAACCCCCATGGAACCCACGCCGCGACCAACTCCCAATGGGACTTCGCCGCCGGCTTGCATTTTTACCATCGGCTTGAAGTCTTTCATTAGCACTTACCGCCGCGTTTTTTACCAGCTGCTTTATCAGCAATTGCTCTTTCTGCATCAGTCACAGCGCCTTGGCCTTTTAGGAAGTTAGCTGCTTTTTGAGCGCCTCTTTCCAACGCGCCAACCATAGTATCTTGTTTAGCAACTTGGTCTAATGTTTTCTTAGATGCTTCATTTTGTGCTGGTGTGCCCATAACTTTTTCAGTTAAGCTACCGTCAGCCATCTTTTTAATTTTACCACCGCCACAGTACTTCTTAACTGTGCCAGTTTCTTTCTTGGCACGACCACCAGACTTCAACTTTAATTCAGTCTTTGGTTCGCCTTTATGCAACGCACCTTCGTGTTGACGAACTGCGCTCTTAACCATTTTCTTGTCTTCTGCTTCATCCTGAGCAGGAGTTATTGTTGCGCCCTTTGGAAACTCTTTTTCCATAGCGTTAACGAATTTTTGTGATACCTTGCCGCCAGTTTTAAATGACTGCATCTTAGGTAATTTTTTGAAGCCTTCCATGGTATTTCCTCGAGGTTAAATGATTGATGGGATTGTGCACATCCCTAATACTACATATACAAAAAAAGGGGCATTTACGCCCCTTGTAGAAACAGTTTACGTTCCTGTTTTCGCCGCTTGGTAAGCACTTCCGGCTTGTTCCAAGACAGCATGGCGTCGGCTGCTTTCTTATAATTTTGTTTGGCTGTGTGCCTTAACACATCTGAACCAGCAAACTTGTCTACTCCTATGTTGTAACAGAAGCTCATCAGAGCGTCAAATTGGTGTTGGGTGAGGGGTGAGCTTACCTTCGACTCAATTGTGCGCTCACAGGGCTCCATATCGAGTTCTAGGAGCTTGTGTGCCTGTTTGGTTGACAGTGTGGTGTAGTATAGCTTTTCCTCATTGGGCTTAATGAGGTGCCCTACACCAATAGTCATGTTGCCATATCCGTCGTCATAGGCAGTATGTCTGAGACCCTCAAACTGCTTAATTAGATAGATTGTGGACTGTTTAATACCAACATCAGATTGTTTTGGGGACATCTGATATGTAGCTAAATACATGATTATTATAGCTAAAACATAAATTGTCCAAAATAATAGTCGTCTTTTCATACAACTACATATACAAACTTTAGCTTAAAAATAGCGCTCTTTCGTCATTTCGGCGATTTACCAAGCCTTTTAGAACCTTACCGCCTGCCTTAGTCCAGTCCAAAAATGCCTCTGCGGCACCTTCAAAATCTTGGCGGTTGACCTTCATCCTAATGGTAGAGCGTTGTAGATTTCCTAACCCTACAT